CCGATTAACGGGTCAATTACTGGGACAATTAATGGATTAGATTGGACAGCCAAAGAAACAGACGTGCCCGTTCCCGCCTTCATATAGCAAGAAACAGTTATATCAGCCCCGCTTGTCATTGTGAAATTTTGCTTAATAGCTATCCCACTGCCGCCGCTCAAGCTTGTGGTAGTACATTTATCTGCTAGAGATAAAGCGTCCTGTAATGGGCTATCTATATCATCACCCGTGATAGTTCCGCGAGCTTTGACCCATGTAGCATTGTCGAATTCTTCAGACCTGATAACTGTATTGGTGGCGGCAGGCTCGATTAATAGGCCATGCTGTGGCGCATAATTTCCACTAGATGACCCCGCCGCTGTAATCACATTGGGGAAAAAGTGTGTGGCCACATAAGCCGGCGCGCCCGTTAAAAACTCGCCTATTGTTGCTGTGCTTCCGACTAAACCCGTGGGTGTTGTTTTAGTGGTTGCTCGCGTGAATGTGCCAACCCCTGCGCTGTCGGAATCATCTAAATCATCCACTAATAGATATTTAAAGTAGCTCGTTAATTCATTGTTTTGTGTGCCTTGAATATCGCCCATCACTGAAGCATCACCGCCTAGATTGGTTGTGATTAAATCAGCCCCGAATTCTATAGCGTCGCCCTTCACTCCAAATCGCTCATTCTCCGACGAATAATCATTACCATCTTGATTTAAACCACCGCCTGACCCAAAAATTCCAAACACTGCTGATAAAAACCCTAGCCCGCCGTTTGTATTAGTGCCTCCAACGGGTGGAGACGATCCAACGTTTTTACCATCGGCCGCAACTGTTGAGTTTTTTCTACCCGCTCCGCCACCGCCTGAAACTACAATATCGTCACTCGCTGTGCTTTGGCTGTGAGGCTCACCACCGCCACCACCCGCCGCGATAGTTCCAGAATTGCTAATATATAAAGGGTGTTCTATGCCTAAAGCGCAGCCTGCATCACCGCCTCTAATTCCCTTGCCTGAGTCAATGCCATCAACCCGCCCCATCGAACTATTGCCGCCCTCACCTAAAACAGAGCAGCCCGATAGTATAATCAATTCAATATTGACCCCTTCCAACCAGTCAGCGCCTTCTGATCCTGTGATTAATGACGTGGATAGTGGAACTTCTTCAACATCTTGGAATGTTGTGCCGTAGCTTGATATAGAATCTTCCTCGTTATATGTGCCGCCGTCAGAGAATGAGCGAGGTGCTGCAATGCGCTGCCTCTGAAGGTAAGCAACGGAAAAACTTCCGCCTGAATTGTAGGTTGTTGTAAATGCGTGTGTTTCGCCAAATCTAGCATCGCCTCCAATTGTGGTTGCGCTTCTAATAGTAAACGTTATTACATCACCCGAAACAGGCTCATATCCAAAGTGTGCTAAATCGAACGCCTCTCTCAAGTTAACGTTATTACCATCAACAGTAAGGTTTACAGACTTAGTACTTTCTGGTACTTCATAATCTGACTGATATTCAATAGCGGTATAGCTAAAAGTCGTACCTTGTATTGACTCTTGCGCGCTTGTCACTTGTAAAGGTATCTCGAATTCCTCGCCATACTGGTCAACTAGGTTTCGATTAGTCAGTGTTATAAAGTCAGTTATCCATAGCGCGTTATCTTTAGCATCAAGCGAGAATGTAACCTCCCTTGGTATATGTGCGTATCTTGCAAGTAATTTATTCCCCGTTGATATCGCCTCTGCGCCATTCACGCCGGTTAACCAACGTGAAAATATCTTTCTGATTTTTGATGTGTCGTGCTTATCTGATGTTTCTGCGTCAGTATCGACAATTACGTCTAATGCCTGATAGTTCCGTTCTTCATTTAAAGGCTCTGTAGGGTTTAGCTGTGAATAATAAAACCATACTTGAGTATTTAGCATTTCCGGCCTATCTTTCCAATTAATCGACCCTTTCAAATTGGTGGTTTGGTCGGTTAACGGGGTTATAGCACTATCCAAAACCTGATCGAACGGCCGGACAGATTTAATCTCAATCTTTGCTGTTCGTTCATTCCAATAAAGGAAAAAAGATATTTGCTCGCATAACTCGCTCAATAGCTTAATGATACCCACGGGCTTTGTAATGATTGTAGAGTATTGCCCTGTTAACCCTTCTGCTGTCGCCTCGCTTGATAAATTTGGGTAATACGTGGCTTGGTTTATCTCTGTGTAATTGCTTAATAGGTCAACAAGGATGACCCCAGGCGTGTCGCTTGATACTTCGTAACATAACTGAATCGCATCGTCTGTAGAGTGATCCGCCGCCTCTGTATTATTTTCAGCCCTAACAATCGTTAAAGCATCCGCACCGGTCGCCCGGTCAAAACTCATTACCTCATTATTGACGCGAATTTTTCCCGATAATTCCCACCCTTCTAAATCGGCTTGCCCTGCCGGTGTTAATGTAAGAGCCGTTACGGAATTATTTATACCCGCTAGAAGTTTAGTCTCTGATTTTTTGGGCGCCGTCGCTTTGTTGTCAGCCGCTAGGCTTAAAATATCCTTACCCTGAATCGATATAGTGTTATTACTTGAAACACCATTAAAACCCGACATAAAAAAGGTGCGAGTTATTAATGTAGCGGGGTCTGGCAAACCCGTAGTCGTATCGATGTAACCCGACTTATACCGAATAATCATATTAGTATAATAGGGGTTTCTGGCTCTCCATTTAGTCCAATAGGTCGCTCGGTCGTAAGCAATATAAGCGCGTTCATCGATATATGGATCAACTTGAGTATCATCGTGCGGTCTATCTTCCATACTGATTGAGATAGTTGCGCGATTACCTAAAGCGGTTGTCGATTTATTGCCGCCACCTGGGTTAATTTTAGATGCAGAGACAGAGACGTTTTTTAAATACGGTTCATATTGTTGATCTGAAGGAATATTACTTTGCGGCCTGCAAAAATATAACGTTTTTACGGTTGCCGTTTGGTCATAATTCAATGGGTCTTGACAAGTCGCCCGCGTATTAAAGCATTTGTCTGATCCGGTTCCGGGTATTACGGCCTCGCAAAGCCCTACACCATAGGCAAGCAAGCATTGTGGCTGATCAATTTCGACCCATTCAAAGGGAATTCGCCCGCTAGTTTCGTTTAAATCTGCCATTATTCGTCCGTATATCCTTTAACTTGCATAGTAACTGACATTAAGCCCGCGCCTAATCCCATGTTAACCGGTTTCATATCATTGGTCGTCCAAACAAAACCCACTTCTAGCGCGTAAGTATCTGGAAACCATTTAATAAAAAAGGCTTTATCTCTAGCCGCCACTACAAAAGGGTCAAAACTAGCACGATAAAATGCCGGTGTGAGGTGCTTCCACTCGTAGCTAGTGCCAACGCCTTCACGAATAATTGAATTACCCGCAAATTGCCCGCCCTCTGTTTCATTCACAATTTTTTTAGTGTCACGCGCTAGGGTTATGGGTGTATGCCCGCCGTATATACTGTAAGGCATTTCTAAAACAGTTCCCGCCATCCATACCCCAATAGCAGGGAATGTGTCTGGTGCGCCTGATAGCTCCGTAATTGTCATTCGAACTTGAGTGACACTTGTGGCGGTAAATCCTGTAGCCATAATCGCTTTATTGTCTGTAGGCGAAAAAATACCACGACTAGTCCATGAGCCATCATAGGTTTCAAATTCAACTGAGCATTCATGTGTGGCCAAATCATGCGCCGCTATACCGATGTACTCAATAGTTTGGGCTGTAAATGCCGTTACCGTTAATTGACTGGGTAGGGCTGCAGGCTTCCACTTGTGGGTGGTTAATTGGGTTAATAAATTACTAAAAGGGAAATCGGCATTAGTCGAGCCAATCGTCTGAGTGATTGCCACTATTGCATCATTAAACCCTATGATTGCCTCGTCAGCCATTATGCGCCACCAATCCGTAATTGTGCGCCTGATTCCTGCGCCATGTTAATAATATCTACCAATTGCTGCCCGCTAAACATTTGGCCAGGGTCAACGCCTTGTACGTGTAAGTTTTGTGTTGCTTCTGGGGCTGCCGGTGCTGCTGAAGGTGTAGCCACTGAGCCGCCACCGCCACCGCCGCCACCATGCGATGTAGATTGAATGCTAGATATTGCTGACGCTCCCGTTGCTAGTGCTGCAGCTACTAGTGGAATCGCTGCGGGGTAGCCTTTGGCCACACCTGCGGCCACACCTTGATACATGCTAATCGTCGCCTCTGCTAGTGCGAACTTCTTACTTATTCCAAAGGATTTTTTCCCGCCAACCTCAGCGAGAACAGCCAAAGACCCTAAAGTCTTTCTGGTATCATCAATTTTCTTTTTATTTGCATCTTTGCCGCTATTGAATATCTCATCATTAGCCGCTTGCGCCCTATCGATATCTGATTGTTGATCCTCATCAAAACCGCCTAGAGCATCCAAGTCCTCAGAGGTAAAGGCAGGCTCGCCGTCTTTGGTCTTGCCCTCTTTAGCCGCCGCTATTGCCGTAGCAACCTTTAAAGCCTCTGCCTCTGCCTCTGCCACCCATGCTTTTAATGATTCGCTAGGGAATGGCGCATTAGCAATTGCTTTAATCTCTGCGATAGCCTGAGTTATTACGCTTCTGGTTGTGCCTGCGAACGCTTCCATATTGGCGATACTTTTAGTCATATCAACGCCAGGAATGGCATTCAGCATTTTAAATACATCCGTTAAATCGTCTTGGATTTTTAACGTGATAGCGCCAAATCCAACAATAATTGTATTAGCTAAAATATTGAATACGCGCTTAACTCCATCGATAGCATCTAGTAAAAAACCAAATGCTTTTATTCCGGTATTAACACCATCGCCAACCGCATTACCAAGGCCGCCCGCTTCTTCTACTGATTCTTCAAATTGGTCTGTGACTTTCATTAGTATCGGGGATAACTTGACCGCAAGTTGATTAGTAGCGCCTTGAATGGCCAAGCCAATCGTAGACATTGAATCATTAGCCGATTCTACTTTGGACGCATCAATATCAGATAATGCAGTTCCAAATAATTCAGCCTGACGCGCTGCCGTGGCTAAAGTATCGTTATCAAGCTGCATGATTGCCGTTGCAGCCCTTGAGCCGAACAATTCAGAAGCAACCGCCGCCCGCTCTGTCTTATCGACATTTTCAACTAGGGCTTTATTAATCATTATGATTCTTTGGTCTAATGGAACAGACGCTAAATCATCGGCATTAAGTTTTAACTGTTTAAGGGCGTCCGCTGCGCCACCCGTGCCTTGTTTCGCTTCGCCTAGTCTTAGTGCTAGCGTTCGACCTGCTACGCCAATTTGACCCATTGAGACGCCCGCAAGCCCGCCCGCTCTTTCAAGGGTAGCCATTGAAGAAACTGTGGTATCGAGTTGTTTAGCTAATTTGGCCTGAGCATCAACAGCATCAAGGGATTTTTTAACAAGATGAATACCAAGCGCACCGCCCGCGAGGGTTGCAGCCGTACCGAACTTAGCTAGTGATTTTGCGCCGGCATTAACACCTGAGCGCAGTTTAGAGATATTTGCTTGTGCCTGACTTAGGCCGCGTTTAAGGCTTGCCGTATCTGCCGTTATTTTTACATTTAAATCAGGTAGATTTGCCATTTTTTTCTTCAGCCTTTCTAGCGCGCTGACGTTTTATTAATCGGTCTACGTCGCTTTCTGTTATTGACCCGTACATTTTAGGGGGCTTTTTAGCATCATGTAGCCACCACCAATCTTGTACAGACATAGCCCAAAAATCTAAAGGCTGAATACCCCACTGACCCACCGCCGCTTTATAAGCATTTTTAACAACGTCAGACCATGCGGGGATTACTTTTTTTCGTCAGACTCCGAATCATCACCATCGGATTCGCCAGAGACTAAAGCAACAAGATAACCGGCAGCAACAGTATAATAATTTAGCATTCCATACTTATGACATAACTCCGCCACTTCAGATTTTTGCATATCGCTACCCGCATTTTTCATACCGATAAATATAGCCGTTATCGTTTTTGGAGTATCAAATACATTTTCACCATTAGCCGCACCAATAGCCAATAGCAAGGGGTCGCCCACCTTACTACCAAACTCTTTTGATGCCTTCCAGCTGATATCTAAATCGTATTCATTTTCGCCAAATATTACTGTTAACATACCGCTATCCTTTTATTAAGCTTTAGTTATTGCACCCGCTGATTTTAATGACGCTTCAAACAATGTGCCGCCGTCTTTCTCGCCGGTATGATTCAAGTTTTCTAGCATGAAATTACCGGTTAATGTAGAGCCTGAATTAAATGTAATCTGGCAATCAAGCAAGGACACTGACGATGTACCCAAAGAAATAGCAGTTAGCAATTCCTCGGCAGCACTATCAGCAACACCCGAAACAGACAAATTAACTGAGCGTAAACCAGGTTCTGCCAAAAAGTTTTGCCAACCGTCATCATCATCGGTCGTGATATCAATTCCGCTATTGTTGAATTCTACAGATTTACTGGTTACGTCAGCGATTACCGTGTAAACCGTACCCGTCATTGTTGCTATTGTTAAGTCGCGTCCACTATATGCGGCCATGATTTACACCTCTCTTAAAGTACATTTAAAATTATTAATACCGTGATACGTTTTGCCATCGGGGTCTATTTCTACGCTTGACCCTTCGGCGATACAATCAACGGTTTCATAGCCCGTGACTGATAGATTATTTCTATTAAGTATATCATATATATAGCCATTGACTATCTTGGCCTCTTTTCGGCCACCTTCACGACTCCATACATGGACAGCGAAGGAATTATCATCGCCCGGTTGGTCATCAGTATCGAAAGGGGTTTGAATATTTTCGCCGATAGTTACATAGGGGTAATCCTCATAATCCTGTTCTACAGAATCAAACACGCCTGATATTGCAGCCGATAATGTAACGTCGCCATCTAATGCCGTGAAAATAGCTTGCTGTAGTGGCCAATCTGACGCGCTCATAATTTACCCATTCTTTTTTTAGCTAAATTAAAGAATTTTTTCTCATTCTTTGCCCTTGCCGGTCTTAGCCATGGACGCTCTGCCATTCTCTGCGTTCCAAATTCTAGCCACATGCCGTATTTTAAATCTGTACCAATCCAAGCATTTAA